CCCGTAATTCCAAAGACGGCCTTCTTAGTGCTCTTAGGATTTATGCCCGCGGCAATCTGCGTTGCGGTGTACGTCTTCTTCTTATCCTTGCCGCGAAGGTAAGAACTAATACGGCTGGCGAGCGAAGGAACAGGCGTAATAACACCCGCGGCAGCCTCACCAACACCAGCAGTAAGACTCGCTGGCAACGTGCCGGCCGACACGCCTGATCCTGTCAACAAAGTATTCAATTCGGTAAAGAACCCCGCAACCGTGCCACTAGGCCCAAATAACTTGTCAAGCGCGGCCTGCAGTCCCGTAGCAAACGTCGCAGCAAACGCTGTTGCAGCAGCCTCACTACTAGCCTCAATTTCATCCTCATTGAGCTGCCTAAGCTGATCTTGCAACGTCTTCAAATACGCGGGCCCATACCGAGCATCAAGCGCTTCCTTCTCGCCCTCCAACTGGTCAATCAAGTCAAGATTGCCTTGCTTCTTAGCTTGAGCAATACGCGCATCAAGCGTTGCCCCTTCGCGCGCATACCTCAACGCTGCAGGCGAACCAGGCAACAAATTACCGTTCGAGTCACGCTCATTCTGAGCGGACGCAATCTTAGTTGTAAGGCTTGCTTGTCCAGCGTCAATAGCGTCAGCCGCACGCTTAGCTCGAGCAGCGTTCACAGGCGCCATTAGCTCAGCTAGTTTTGTTTCACGAATCTGCTCAAGGATGCCCGAAATGAAGCCCTTGAGTGTTTCAACAGCGGTTGCTTTTGCTTGCTTAGCTGCCTGCTTGATTTCAAGCGCATCAAGAGCCTTTTGAGCCCGCTCACGCTGCTTCTTGTTTCTAGCGATCGTGACGGCGCGACGAGCAGCAGCTACGGCCTCAGCGTCACCAACCTCAGTGCCAAGCCCAAACGGTTTAGCGGCCATAACACCACCGCTAGTTCGAGTACGACTAGCGCCCTTAACAGGACCAGGACCGAATGGAGAACCGCCACCCAAACCAAAGTTCAACAGTTTCTTAATCGTGCTCGGCACATTGTCTTCAAACCACTTATTGACGGCTGTGGCAAGTTCAGGACCAAAGATAACGATGCCCGCAATAACGCCGGCAGCAATACCCTTGCCCATCACCTTTCCAAGCGCCCTGCCAGAACTCTTAAACTTTGCACCTCGACCACCGCCGGTCATAACACCACCAGCTGCCGAATTAGCTGCACTATTAGCAGCAGCATTCATTGCCGCTGAACCAGACTGAGCACCAATGCGCTGAAAGATGCCCTTAAACGTCTTCATGGCAGTGCGGCCAGCACCCAAGAACGCACTAATGCCAGTCAACTTGCTAGTGAACCTGATCGCCTTGATTGCCAACCCAACAGCAGCAAGCGAAGCAACAAGTTTGACAACACCAGGATTGTTCGCGGCAAAGTTGAACACCGCTTTGCCCACGTCAAGCAACATTTTCAACGCCGGCTTAGCAGACTCATAAATTGACTTGAGTTTCAAAGCAAACTCGCCGCCAGCACCCTTACCAGTACGCATCTGCGTAACAAACTTAGCTACGCCAGTCGCACCCTTACTTAGCGAGTCCATCAAAGCCGTACCGAGCGCGATCCGAACACCCATAATTGCCGTATTCAGCTCACGCTGAGCCCCAACCATCTTCAAGCTTGCCTTCACCTGCTCCTGACTCATCTTCGGAGCAAGCCCCAGCTGCTCACGAAGCGCATCAGAACCACCCTCAAGCAACGGAATGATGTCCTTAGCGCCCTTACCAAACAACTGCTGCGCGATCGCGGCCTTAGCTTGACCATCACCAAGCTTGTTGAAGCCATCGCTGGCCTGCGTCAAGATTGCGGTTACGTCACCAGACTTAATTGCCTTCTGCGAGACGCCAAGCTCCTTGAACATCTTTGAAGCAGACTCACTGCCATCAGCAGCCGCGCGAGTTTGCCGAGCCAACGTAGTAAACGCTCGCCCCGACTTCGTAGCGTCAATACCACGTTGCTGCAACACTGCGGCAAGCTGCGAAGCATCCTCAGCAGCCAAACCAGTAGCGCGCTGCAACGTGCGCGTAGCCTTAGCAAGCCCAATCGTTGTACTAATGCTCTTACTGATCTCATTGCCAGCAATAGCAATCGCACCAAACCCAGCGGCGGCGCCAAGAGCACCCTTACCAATCGAGCTGAAGCGCTTACCACCAGGAATCTTGCCAACACTCCGGCCAAAGCGATCGCTAGCCGACGACGCCTTCTTAAAACCCTTTTCAGCATCACGGGTATCAGCAGTAATTTTCAGATTGAGATTCTTAGTGGCCACGTTGCTCCTTCCCAATCTTTTTCAAATCATCAGCCATTGCCAACAACTCACTCATCATCAACTCATCCATCTCCCACGGCCTAACCCCATAGACGCGGGCAACGGTCGGCGTCCATAAATGACGAGCAGTTAGGCTTTGGTAGGGTCCGCAACCTTCTTAACCGGCTTAGGATCATCAAGCCACTCAATTGCGTCCGTGTCCCAATCAAGCACGGTTTCTTCACTGAGCTGCTTGCCAGCACGATTAGCGGACACAACCACCAACGCAACCACCACATCAAGATCACCTTGATCTATTGCTTCTTCAATTTGACCAGGCAACAAGCCCGTCATGCGCTTAATGTCACGCATCTCACGAAACGTAAACTCCTCCGGCATTGGAAACTCGCCGGCAGGACACTTAATAACGGCCACAACAACCCCCTAGTGAAAGCCCGCTTTGCGAGCTGTTTTGTCAATTACGTCACCAAGCTCACGCATAACCTCAGGCGTGGCCTTATCAACACCTGGATGCAAGAACGCCTTTGGCCCAATTACGTTGCCGTCAATACGGCCGCCGTACTCCTGAACCCACGGATACGGAAACGCCTTACCGAAGTAACGTGACCGTTTGCCGGCCGCGGCAAGCTTCGAACCGTCAGTTGCCGCACGCTTAGCTTTCGAAGCAACCGTCACGGACTTAGCTTGCACACCAACAGCACCAGGCTTACGCAACAACGCGGCAATACCACGCCCAGGCGTGTTCTTCTTGAACTTGAACATGGCAACATCAGCGGCAGACCTCGCCGCGATGCCACCAATGCTCTTCAACCCAACCTTCAATTCCTTCTCAAGCTCAGGATTCAAACGCTTCAAATCACGTCTGAACTCACCAAACCCTTCGATGACAACAAGGTCACCCGTGCTTTTCATTACGGCGCGACGTCACCATTCGCAACAGCAATCGTCACAGGCGAATCCGTACCATTGAACAAGCCCTTGAAGTTCAAGGTCTGATCAAGGATGTCCGGCCCACCAACAGACGGCGTATCACCATCAAAGCGCGCAACAGGAACAGTGACAGTGATTGAATCACCCGTCGAATCAGTGAACGTCGCAACAATTGCGGCATGGGTAGCATTTACAACACGCTGATACGCAACTGCGTCAACAAATTCTGCGGTCAGCGAGCCCGTAACTTCAGCCATGCTCGACGCGATCGGCTGCTGCGCAACCTGCGAACCAAGCACGAACCTGTCAGCAGTCAAACCGTTGTTGACGGACAAGCTGAAGTCCTTACACGGATACGCGGTGCCAGCAACAGTAATAGCGGCGCCAGCGAAGTGCAGCAGCTCAAGGTTCGAAGCGTAAGACGCTGCCGTCACCGACCCGATGGTTTCAGCAGTCGTTCCAATGATGCCAAACTCAGCGCTTAGCAGCTCTCCAACGGAGACTGACAGATCGAGCGTGTTGATCTTCGTGCCGGCATACGTGAACGCGCGAACCGTTCCATCGTTGCCTGGGCGACCAACCTGAATCGTCAAGCCCAACCCAAACGGGTCCGACATCGTACACGTGTGCAGGTACGTTCCCGATGTTGCAACAGCACCGAGAGCGTGCTTAAACAGGATCGCCGTGTTGTCAGCGGTCATGTCCATTGAGAACGAACCCTCAATAGCTTTCTGACCCGATGCGTAACGATCGCTACGAAGCACACGATTGCCTGTGCGAAGTCCCTCAGACTCAATGCGCTCAATCGTTTGCGCGATCGACTCATCATTGAACTCATAAAAACGTGTAGGCGTTACAGCGGTACCAACGGTAGTTTCAACACCAATACCAATCTGTGCTGCCAAACCTGACCTGATAGCCATTACTTAGTCTCCTTAGTGGCCTTCACGGCCTTTTTCTTTGGTTGCGCGGCCTCAAAGTCAGGTCGCTTTAGTAGCTCTGTTGCAAGCTCGGCGGGCACGTCAACAACACCGTCGCGCTCAACTTCAAACTCCACGTCATGATGCGGAATAAAAATTGCTGACTGCGGCCCCACGTATTTAAGTTTCATTAAATCCTCGCTGCTGCCTCAACGCCAAGCGTGAGAATAGATTGCCTTGCCGTGTCGCCGGCGAACTCTTCAAGATTAAAAGGTGCGCTGAGCTGCGCGATACGCACCGTCCCACCAACAGTTGGATTTGCGCGCAGGTAGTCCTCAAGCTCAGCAGCCAACGCAAAGCACCTTTCGGTGCACTCCTGCTGCTGATTGCCCTCACGAACAACGCTCACGTAAACGTCAAGCGTGTACGTTTCTTCTTTCGTCAGCTTCCCTAGTGCTGCAAACTCTTGCGAACCACTAATGTCGCTGAGGGCAATGAACTCGCGTGGCCCCGTGATCGGTGCGCCATAAGACACCGTTACATCAGCCAGGTCAGTGTTAGCGGCCAGGGCGGTGTAGAGGGCTGCTTTGAACGCTGGCGCAGTGCTCTTATACGTCGCGGTGGTCACAACAGCCCAACGCGGCGGTAAGGGCTCAGCAAGCGCAGCGCGGCGGCCGGCAGAGCGTAGTTCGTTGGGCGATCGGGCCCAAGCTCACGCGGATCACTAAGCACATCACCAAGATCGAGGTTTACGACATCCCTACGCATGGCTGCGGCGACGGAAACGACGCAAGCCTGCTTCACGTCAACAGGAATCGCGGCCGGCCCGTAGGTGCCAACGATCGTCACGCGCGAATAGCCAAAGTACCTGGCTGAGTCGCTGTTCCACAGGTTCGCTTCTTGATTACTGAATTGAACTGCTGAAAACATGCCGTCATGATTCGTTACAGGTTGCGTTTGATAATCAGCGGCAGTAAGAACAAGAGCCGTTTCGTCAGCATGAAAGGTTATTGACGTAACGGTTCGAAGATCAAAAGGAACAAGCGACAACGTGTAATACCCGAGCGGCAACTTAAACACGCGCGTAGCGGTGCCGACAGGGTAAAGCTCGCGCTGCGTGTACTGCTGAATGGCTTTACTGACCGCAGCGATCGTCGTAGTAATCAGCGAGTCGCGCGCGGTGTCAGCAACAGGCAGCTCAAGAAACGCCCTGGCTTCAGCAAGCGTGCACAAGTCACCCGTTGCCATTACTTACGCGCCTTGTTAGGCACACGCTTCTCAGCACGCTTCGCAGGCGTCACGCCCTTAGCGCCAAGCAGACGCAGCTGCTCATCAACCTGCTTAACGCGATCAGTGAGCCCGCGTGACTCAAGGCCGGCACGTTCACGAATTAGTGCTGCGATTTGTTGCTGGCTCATAGCCAACTCCTTTAAATCTTGTTTCAAGCGACGGCAGGGAATCAAACCCTGCCTAAGCCCACGCCACGTAGTGGCAATCAGGGCGCCGCAGTCCTACTTTCGACTACGCGAAAGTTGGGGTAATAAGGCCAGTTCCGCTCACGATGCTCGTGTTCGTACCGACGTACCTCTCCGCTGTGAAGGCGAGGAAGTTATAGAGGCGGAAGCGAACTGTCGCTTCGGCGCTCAGGGTCTCACGGAAAACTTCGGCCTTCGGCGTACCTTCGAAAAGGTAAGCGTCAGCAAAACGCGAGATAATGATGATGTCCTGATTCGTTCCAGCGCCAGAGTTCGTGGCGATGTTCGGATCGAGGTAGACAGGCAGACCGAGGATGTTGCCAGCCGCACCTTCAGCAACGGACGCATCGGCAGTGCCGAACGTGTTCATTGCTTGAGCGGTAGGAACAACCAGCGGGCGACCGCCACCATCAACACCAGCACAAAGTGCATAGAACCTTCTTGGATGCATGACGATTGCGTCTGCAGGCAGGAAGCGGTTCGTTGCAACTTGACTAATGCCGTCAGCGATCTTCGCAACAGTTTCAGCAGCCGTAGGGCTCGCATCCGTGTACGTGATCGTGTTAACGGTGTCAGCGTTCACAAACCCCTCAAGGGTCCCTGAAGCACCAGTGCCGTTAATGACAGCGTTACCAACAGCCTGAGCATGCGCAGCCGCGAGATCAGCGAAGATCACGGTATCGAGGCTCAGTGGGCTCTGCTCTACGAGCTGAACCGAAACATCCTGAATACCACCAATCGTCGTGACCGGAGCCGTGACGGTTGCCGTTACCAGGTTAGTTTCCTGCAACGCACTGTTCTGCGATGACTGCGCTGCTTGACCTGAACCAGTCGTGATTGCTGGGAAGTTGATCGAGTCGGTGCCACCAGGCAGAGCGAACTTCGAACAAAGGTCAGCAGTAACACGGCCGGCACGTGCCTTAGCAATGTACTCATTGACAAGGTACGCTGGCGGCACGAAATCGCCACCACTTGTATCAGTGGTGTTGATGTCACGTGTTGCCAGTGCATGACCGGAAAGGCGATCTGATGCTTCACGATCACCCTTCGTCTTGGACAGGTACAGGTCGCGGAAGTACGAGCGCTCAGGGCGATCGGGCCGGTAAACCTGCTCGTTGCTAATGACCTCAACCTTGACGTCAGCAACCGGCTTAACGGTCATTGCGTCACGGGCAGTCATCAGTGCTTCACGGGCCTCAACAGCACCCTTAGCGCGCTCAGCAACTTCGAGCTTGCTATCAAACTCACCCTGAAGGGCGTCGAGGTCTGCTGATTCGTCAGCAGTCTCAATAGCCGCAGCAGCGGCGTGCATTTCCTCAACCGCAACATTGTGCGAGCGAGTTAGTTCATCAATCGAACTCATTAGAGTCCTTTCGAATGGTTATGAAGGGCAGCTTTGGTTTTTGCCTTAGCTGCTTGCAGGTTTTGGATAGCCTGCCGACCGCCAACATCTGGTTCGACGGTCCCGCCAGCATGTTGCTCGACGGAATCACCCCCAACCGTTTCCGGCTGCGAAGTGTCCAAACGATTAGGAATAAGCCCCTTGTCAGCCGCGGCACGCAACAACGCGCGCACAGCCTTAACGTCAGTTTGCGGATA